CAGAGACGTCTTAACGGGCATGTCATCGATCACGACAGAGCCACGGTCAAGCCATCGCTGGATTAAGGCTCGCATTTCTTTATCGTCGGTCATTTCAGCTCACCTGCGGCTTTCAGGGCGGCTTCGGCAATATCACCCATAATGCTGTTATCTCGTTGGTGAATCGACATCAACGCATCTACCAGCCCCTGATAAGCATCGGCCTTGCGTTCTTGCTCGGCTTGCCTGTCAATAGCTCCTTGAACAGCAAGTACTATTTTTTGTTCTCCGTCGTGCATTTCATTTCTCCTAACTTTTCAAGAGTAGCTTGGAAGTACCCATAGAACAGGGCTTCGGTTACGGTTAATTCGTCTTCGGCATCTATACTCGACTTTAAAGCATCAAGAAAAAGCTTAATCCCGCCCACAAATTCAGGATAAGCATTGCCGGCTTTTACGAGATGCTCGGCGTGTTCTGCCGCCTCTTCAAAGGTGCAAGCTAATTTGGGAACGGCCAATGGCATACAGTTTGCAATAACTTTGCCATTCTCGCTGACAATAAGTACCATTGACGACAGATTATACTTGTTCGGTAATTTAGCCATTATCCTATCCTCTCCAAAAGAGACTTCCAATTAAACCCTGCTAAGGCGTATATGCCAGCCAGCAGGCCGTATTTAATAGCGGTGAGATACTTCATAATTACTCTTTCTGTTTAGCTTCTCTGATGGCCCGCTCAATACATCTAATCTCTTTGACGCACTTTTCAAGATCGTCTGAATCCGTGTTGGTGTGCCAAAATGAGTATGTAGCAGCTAGATTCTCAAGCCTTTTAAGCTTGACCGTAAGTTGTTCTTCTAATAATTCAACGATACCCTTCATAATTACACCCCCTTCTCGGCGGCGGCGATGGCTTGTTCGGCTTGTTGTGTAGACCTGAGACGTGTCAAGCCTGGATCGTTGTGCTTGGCGATTAGCGGTATATCAAAAGCTTTAAGCAAGCCCTTACAAGCTGCTAACAGATCATCCCTTTGCTTCTTAGTTTCAGGAGCGGCGGCGATCAGAGCGGCGAGCAATTCAGCTTCCTTGCCGTCACCGATAACCATTGCGGCAACATCACCGCCAAAGTCAATACAACGTGTTTCTTTGATTTCGTCTAAAACTGTACCTTCTGTAATCATACTATCCCTTTCTAATAAGTGAGTGGTAATGTTAGCCTAGCTCAAGTGCCAGGTGTACAAAGAGTTCCGAAGCCGTTTAAGACGCGATTTCAGCCGTTATAGTTAATATTTGGCGAGAAACTCACGAGCCTGTTTGATGCGGTCATCCCATTGGTCACAAGATAGCCCACATCGCTCAGGGTCGCCGTTTGAGTCCAGACCGTCCATAAGTAGGCTTAGATGTAATACGGCCTCTGACTGATTACTAAACTCACCTTGACCGTCGCCTAATCCAAGCTCAAGGGCGATAATGTTGGCGATATACATAGGATCACAAATCCCGCTGATGTTGTACGACCGGCAAATACGCTCGGATAATGTCCTAATATTAGCAGGCACATTGCAATCAGTAAATACATTGTTGAACCAAGCCACTGAGTGTGTTTCTAAGTGTTGAATGTCCATGTTTAATCCTTTTCCATAAATGTTATTAAATTGCTAACACTTGCCAAACATAACAACAAAATAGCCGAAATGCAGATAACAAGCTTTATAAGCGAAGCTTTTGCGAATCCAAAAACCGAACTGATCTGATTTCCATGATTTCATAATCTATTCCCTTCTAAATTAAACTCGATTAACTTGCTATGCCAGCTTGGCCGCCAGCGATGTCTTGACCTGCGTTGTGATGTTGGTTATATTATATCGACCTGTTTTGTGGTCATATTCGTTTAGGGTGATTTGGTCGGCTACCCTGTAATAATCTTGGTGCATATCAGGTTCCTCGCGTACTATGGTATATCCGCTTGCTAATGCTACAATGTACCGTGTCTCAAGCGTGCCAGCAAAAGCATAAACGGCGGCAAGCATTACATCCTCGAAATCACCTTTGTTATATCGCATTATCTTACCCTTCTAATTAAATGATTATTAACTTACTACTACTATCGGAGTAAAGCATACCACAGCATAAGCAATAGTCAATTAAAATCTAAGATAATTATTCAAACAGTTATAACTACACGCTATCAAAGGACTTGCAAGCCAAGTTCTATAAGACATGAAACGTATGAATAAGGTCAAAGACAAGCAAGGTAATTAAATTGAACGAACCGAAGGTGGTATAAATGATAAAGAAAACCGTATTAAGCTTCATCTTGGTTATGTTGACCTGCGGGGTTTGATCTTTTGGATGATAAGGACGAATGATATGAAAAAGTTTTTTATAATATTAATAATGACCTCGGTTTCATGTGTTATTGCGGGCACTAATGTTGAACGGATTGGGTACAATTTCCCCATCCAGATCCCTGACGGGGTGGCGGTTATATCGATAATCTCTGATGATCCGATACTGACTGCCCACTCTGTTTTGTATCAAGAGTGTAAGAAGCGAGGTATTCCTATAACTCTATCTACACCATCAATGATTTCAAGCTTAAGTCCAATCCAGCTATATCACGCAACACCATTGCAATTAGCCGAAATGTTATGTAAAGGTGGGTCCACTTACGCATACCACTCAACATCACACTGGCAATGGCAAGGGCACAGTGATGATCCCTGGTTTACAAGGGAAGTTGCGGAGGGGCATTCATACGGAGGCAGTGGAACGGTCAGGGATTTACTTGGGCCTCCACCAGTAAACCCTGCTTATGGAAGAACGCAGACAGTAGTTGAAACACCTGGCGATGTAGTTGCTGCAATTATACAAGCATCCGGTACGGCCATTTTTGACACGTCCGATGTAGGTGCGGAATATATAACGGCTGACTGTTTTCATGCTCCAGGTCAATGGTATGAGGATGGAGAAGTAGAAGCCCTTGTACCTGGCTCCGAGTATTGGCAGATATTAAGAAACGAATGGGGTGAAAGTGTTGTCTTAGAGGGCGCTTCGTGGGTTCAGAGTATACCGACGAATAAGAGGCATGATCGGCAGACGATCGGTAGTTATAGCAACTCAAGCCAGTTAGTCAATGCTTTAGATGGCGTGGTCGAGGTTGGCGGTGCTGCTCATTACTTCGCTCATGAGTGGTTGGCAGTAGGTGAAACAGGTGGCACTAATGAGGGTTCGGCTAGACCGGGTCAAGAGGCATATACAGATGCCATCCTTAACGCTACGCTTGTAACTTTCCTTGATGCTATTGAGGATCATGTCCAGGCAGGTAACTTGATAGTCATGGGTTCAGGTGCTATCGCAAACGCTGTAAGAGGCACTCCATTAAACTTAATAAGTAACTCTGACTTTACAATTGACCATCACACATCAGCTTCCGGGGTTGAGGGCTGGGGAAGGGTTAGTGATAAATCGTCTACTGAAATAACAGAGCTTTATAAAGGCTCTGATTCAGGCCATGACTATGTATTGATTAACAAAAAAACAAGAACCGTTAGGATCGGGTTTTACACCTTTGGCGAAAACATGACCGATACTGAGGCGTTCCTCATTACTGGATGGGTTAAGGTGTCGACCGGGACGACAGATCCACAGATTGTAATCTATGGAGGTGATGCGGCGGCAGTACCTACCAGAACAATAAGTTCGAGCGTAACACGAATGGTCGAGCCGGCAGATAAGTATGACGAGGACGCTGCGGGACAGGCTCCACTTGGCGGGCTTATGTCACAACCGCTATACACTTATGAGTTTGATGGCACTGAGGCACTTGCAGCGAACGGTACATGGGCATATTTCACTGTTCCGTTTTCACTACCCAAGCCTTTATGTCGATGGGCTATAATGCTCACGACAACGAACGGCGACGATTCAGAGATATGGTTTTCAGATGTCAAGATACATCCTAATAGCGGGATAGTTCCGGCTAACCGAGGGACAACCGCAATACCTACTGGTACATATCGTGGGAGATACAACCCATAAGAAAGAAGGCAATAATGGCTAAGAAAGCCGAAAAGAAGAAAACAGAAGAAGTTGACTACAGCAAGCCTCTCTTAAGCATACAGTACGAGAAGTTCTGCCAGGCGTACATGCTGACAGGCAACGCCACACAAGCAGCAAAAGACGCGAAATACAGCGAAAAAACGGCTAATGTCAAGGGTAGCCAATTATTAACAATAATTAGTATTAAGAATCGCATGGCAGTATTACAAGCCCAGCTATCAAAAGAAACAGGTATATCGATCAAGATGGTAGCCGAAGGGTTTAGGAAAATAGCGACAGGCGTCCTGGATAAGGGCCTTACGAATAAGAATAAACTCAGGGCTTATGAGAACTTAGGCAAGCACGTGGGCTTTTACCGAGAAGATAACAAGCAAAAGGTTGATGCTCTTGGTGAATTGCTTGCAAGCCTGGACGGAAACAGTAAGGGGCTGCCGACACAATAGTGCATTATTGAGCTGTGAGATACATGTTTGCGCCCTACGGAGTAACTTTTAAAAGGAGACAGAGTAATGGCTAGATTTATGATAAAAAAAAGGACAGTGGTGCAACATTCATGGTTATCAAGGAAATGGTGTTTATTTCTTCTGTGGTGGGCATCGGTATAATGAAACGGTTCAAAGACATAAACTGGGCGATAGGCATGATGTTGTTATGTTTAATATTGGGAGAGAAATAGAATGAAGATTAAGATGTATTTGCATGGAAGTAAAGAGTCTGCCATTGAGAGAGCGGAAGAGATGGGACTGGACGAAGTGGCCGAGAAGAAGTTTATGTATGCTTTGTATGAAGTCGAGTTTGAGTTGGAGGTAGATAAGTTGACTGGTGATTACAAGATACTATCGGTTAAAGATGGCGACCAAGAACTAAGTTAAACTCCGAGCTACTTATAGTAGGAACTGAATGACAGAAGCGGAACTAAAAAAGAATATGAGTGACCGGCTATGGCGGCTTAACAACCTGTACTGGATCACTAACGAGCAGGGCCAGCGTGTCAAGTTTAGCTGCCGGGCGGTCCAGCTATTGCTTTATCACGCCTTGCATTGGCTCAATATCATCCTGAAGAGCCGACAGCACGGGATAACAACCTTCTGTTGTATTATGATGCTTGATATGTGCATGTTTAACAGTAACACGAACGCAGGGATCATAGCCCATGACCTGAAGGCGGCAGGCGAGATATTTAGAAGCAAGATCAAATACCCATTCTCCCAGCTACCGAAGTCACTACAAGAGAGCTTGAAGCCGACAAAGAACGATGCGGGACAATTAATCCTTGCGAACAACTCAATGATTATGGTTGCAACGTCTTTGCGGTCTGGTACTTATCAGTGGGTACACATAAGCGAATATGGCAAGATATGTGCTAAGACACCCGAAAGAGCGGTTGAGATACGATCAGGTACGCTTGAAACAGTACACGAAGAAGGCATTGTAACGATCGAAAGCACTGCCGAAGGTTCAGCGGGCGACTTCCACGACAGGTATAAAGACGCCGAATCCTTCGAATTGAGCGGCAAGCCTCTTGGCCCCATGAATTACAAGCGGCATTTCTTCGCATGGTTCCAAGACCCAAAGAACACGACCGATCCGCAATACATTGATATTCCCGTTGGAATCAATGAGTATCTCGACAAGCTTGAAGTGGGCCTATCCCTTCAGTTCACACCTGGACAGCGAGCCTGGTATGCACAAAAGAAGCACACTCTAAAGCTTTTGATGTACCGGGAGCATCCTTCGACCGCAGATGAATGCTTTAAGGCGTCTGTTGAAGGCGCTTACTACGGTACTGAAATGGCGATAGCCCGTGAGAACGGTAGGATATGTCGCGTAACACACGAGAGAAACGCCGATGTCCACACAGTTTGGGACTTAGGCCACAAGCACACAGCGGTATGGTTTGTGCAGTTCATCGGCCAAGAGATACGATTGATCGACTTTTACTACGACAAAGAAGGCCAGGGGATGCCAGAGTACGCTTTAATGCTACAAGACAAGCGGTATAAGTATGGCAAGCATTTTGCACCATGGGATGTTGACGGCAAGCAGGGCGGGCCTAACGCTAGAAGTATGCAGACCGGCCGTGATCTGGTTGATGTTGCTCGTGAAGCTGGCATTGATTTTGAGATGGTAACTAAATGTTCGGTGTCTGGCGGGATCAAAGAGGCAACCGAGATAATCGCCCGATGCTGGTTTGATGTTGATAAGTGTGCTCATGGGATTAAATGCCTTGAAATGTACAGGGCAAAGTGGAACGAAGACGCAGGGTGTTATGATACAAAGCCATTGCATGACTGGGCAAGCCACGGTGCGGATGGATTCAGGTATCTTGCCACGGTCTACAGGTGTTCAAGCTTTGCCGGTGAACGTGTCGGAGCGACCAAGCAGACGATCCCGATCAGGATAGGGCATTCAGCATATCAACGCCCATTAAAGAAACTAGCATAATAGTATTAAGACGAAAGATGTGGCCAAATGGATACGAGCGATGACGTAAGCAGTTTATTCGGTGGTGGCGGCGATAGCCCAGACCTCCCCAGCCAGGAAGCGACACAGTCCAAGCGTACAGCGACAGCATTGCCGCAGAGTTCGCAGGCTTCTGATGAGGCTAAGCGATTAAGGGCATCCAGTCTGACAAAGGGTTTTGCCCCCGTAAGATTAGGCGAACAGGGTTTACTAGGCATAGGAGCTTGATATGACCACCAGCGATGATCCAGCTACATTAGCAGTGATGGCGGCAGTAGGTGCAGGCGTTGGAGCGGGGACCGCTTCCGCGACGGGTGGCGATGTTGGTAAAGGTGCTATCGGTGGTGCTATCGGAGGTTTAGTTGGCGGCCCGGTCTTTGGCGGCGCTCTCGGCGGTGCTTTTGGTGGACAGCAGGGTAGAAAGAATAAAGGCTCTAACGACCCTGCGGCAGTCCAGCGGCGGGAGGATGCGAAGAACGTCAGAGATTCAAAAGAGAAGAAAATAGCATCAGACAAGGCGTTGAAGAAACGAAGACTATTAGCATCTTCATTAACATCGGGCTTTGCAGCAACTTCACCAGTAGGCAATATATCAGGTCAAGGGATATAATATGGCACTATGGGACGGAAAACCAGTTTACGACAGAGTTCTTGAACTGCTCGCGCAGAGGAAGAAAGCTTATGTCAAGTTCAACGCCGCCAGGGATAGCATTGTAGACTTAATGCGTCCTGATCTCGGCAGTGATACAACCCCAGACGGTGACGGCTCTTTCTTCGGCGACCAGATATACGATGGCATCGGCTCATGGGCTGTTGGTGTTATGGCTCGTGGATTCCAGGGCGGGCTTGTAAGTGCTGACGCTGACTGGTTCTCGCATGATATGGAAGATGACCGCCTTGATGATGTCAAGGTTCTTTCCGAGTGGCAGCAAGAGATTGATAGCCACATGTCCAAGGTTTACCAAAAGAGCAATTTCTACAGAGTTCTCCCCCGCTTCACAAAGGATGGCGTATCGATCGGTTCACCTGTGATGTTTGTTGAGGAAGAGGACATACTAACCGGCGAGATTGCTTTTAAGCCCCAGCACTACAAGAAAGTATACCTGTTTTATAATGGCAATAACAAGCTTGAAGGCGTTATTATCAAGGACGATACGTGGACGATCAAGCAGATTTCCGATAAGTTCGCTCAGTCAGCAGAAGAACAGAAGGCAAAGCTTTCGACCAGCATCAACAATGAGATTGGTAACGGCAAGTATTACACAGAGAGAACGATCATCCGGGCGGTATTTAAGTCTGATAATCCCGTATGGGACGTTGAAGGGTTTAAGCGGCCCGAAGGCGATGGCGAGTGGTTAAGCGTTTACTTTGAGGAAAAGACCGAAGAGGATCGCAAGAACACACCTTTATTGACTGAACAGTATTTCAGCCGTCCGTTTGTTGTGTGGGATTACGACAAGCATGAGGATGAGTCTGTATCGAGAACCCCGGCATTCGACGCTATCCATGATGTACTGGCACAACAGCAGGAGTCCTTAGACCTTGCCGAGAACCGGAAGTTGAAGAATAATCCTCCAATGGCCGTGCTTGAGGATCATAGAAACATAGTAGATTTTACTCCGCAGGGCATTACGCCGATAGCAAGTGGGGACTGGAACATGTTACCCAAGGCGATCGACATGGTTGGCGACATACAATTAACCCGCGAAAACCTTGAGTTTAACGCTGAGAAGGTTAAGCGTTGGTTCCATACCGCAGATTTTGTGAAGTTCACAGACCTGACCAATACTCTAAGACAGCAGCCATCCGCGACACAGATAATCAAGATCGCAGCCGAGCTTGCAACACAGGTCAACCCGGGCATCGCATCCTACACAACTGGATTCCTCAAAGATGTTGATACTCGGATGATCGACATTGAAGTACGTGCAGGTCGTGGGCCGTTCCATCCGCTAAGAATGCAGGAGATTGCCGATGTTATCCGTGCTCATACAGGCGAAGAGGTCAGCAGTATCAGTGTTGTTCCGGTATTCATTGGCCAGCTTGCAAGGGCACAGAAGGTAAAAGCCGAGCTTGACCCGATCCTTGAAGGGCTTGGCGTTGGTTCTGAGATGTTCCAGATATGGCCGAACCTTAAACACGCCATAGACGAGCACGGTACGCTTCAGGACGCCTTAAAGGTTATGAACTTCCCGATGGACAGGTTTAAGTCCAAAGACGACTACAACGAGATTGTGGAGCGCATACAGGCAGCGGAGGCAGCGGCACTGAAACAGCAACAGACACTTGAAATGTTAAAGGCTTCACCGGCGGTACAAGGCCCGGTGGATGAAACAAGTATAATGAGTCAAGTACAGGGAGCGGGATAATGGCCAATAAAGAATACATGAAACTTCTGGAAGTTGAGCTTGCGAAAGTCAGGGCGTTGTCCTCGAAAGAAGGTAATACAAATGAAGAGTTTTCTTGGGGTTTGCTTGCCAAGAGGTGTGAAGTCGGTGATTATGGCGAGGATGGTGTTGCTATTGTTATCTCGGCATCAGGAAATTCAGACCGAAGAGAGTTTGACGAGCATGACCCGCCTACCGAGGGATTTGTGAAAAATGCCATTCTTGAGGCTTTAGAGCGGCTACAGTCGGTAACTAAGGGAAAGATAAGAGAATTGAGAATCGCAATGAAGAGGACTATGTAATGCCAAATAAGAAACTAACACAGACAGGAATAAACCGGGCAATGTGGATCATGCTGAAGAAGCTTAAAGGCAAGGTCACTATTCCTGAGAGACTATTGGAATCGCCTAACGTAGACGATGCGATGCAGATACAGTACGATCCGTCAACAAGTAGCTTTACATTCTCATTGCATAAGGTTAAGGGCGAGAAGAAATCGCCTATAATTCAAGTACCGAGGATTCACGCATGATGGACGGCGAACTACTATCAACATGCTACAGGCTCGCGGGCAATGATTTTCTTGCATCTGACCTTGAAAGCATATTCAGGGACTTAAAGACGCCGGAAGATATTGCCCTGCATAACGTCATGGTCAAGAAGGTCGTCAAAATGGTAGGGCAGGACAAGCTAAAAGCAACGTTCTTTTACCGGGCGTTGTCTCACAGGTTACTACGTAAACGGGCTAAACAAAGCCTATTAAAACAAATAGCACAAGTATTAAATAAAAGGGAATAGTCATGGCAAACATTAGCAAGAAAGAAGTTATTAGAAGGCTCGGCGACTTCAATGTCATCATTGATGGCATCACGGATTATAAGGTTTTGTGCGGGATGCTGAGAGAAGTGACTACTCGCGTGCCCGTCGAAGAAACTACCCCGGAGCCAGTTGTACAAGAGCCATCGCCGGAGCCGGAACCTATTGTGGAAGAATCTATGCCTACCATTATCCACCTCGAAAGCCGTATTCCCAAGCGAAATACGTTCCTGGCCGATGCAGTACGCGATGACCGAGACGCAGTAGTATTGAATACCGAGCTTCGCAATCGCATTCACAAGGGCAAGGTTGTCAAGATCGTCACAACGAAGTATGCCGAAGTTACCGCCGATGGTGACTGGTTGACAGAATTTGATATTGAATTGAAAGGTTAAGAGTTATGGGAGACGAGAATAACACAGGCGAACAGAATTGGTCAGAAACATTTGAACATGGATCTGTGACGACTGAGAATCGCGCCGACTTTACAAAGGCAATGAGTAAGTATGCAACGGAAGGCGATGCGCTTGTCGGCAGCTTTAACGCCCAGAAACTTGTGGGTAAGCCGTACAATGTACCTGAGAACCTGGACGCACTGGATGACGCTGGCAAGGCTGATTTTAGGTCTAAAGCAAACGCGGCGATGGGTATTAATATATCCAAAGACGCTGAAAGCTTCAAGGACTTCAACATGGGTGCGGGGATGGCAGAGGGTGGTGTGGCAAATGAGGCTATGGGCGAACTGCTGAAGGCTACGGCTATCGAAAAGGGCTGGCCGGTCAGCGTTGTCCAAGACCTTGCAGAGTTCTACAACGGCCCGCTGGGAGCGTTTGCCGCAGAACACCGCGAGAAAGCTTCTCTTGAAACCGCTGAAGCCGTTGACAAAGAGCTTGAAGGCAGGATGGGCAGAGAAGCCCTTGACAAACAATCAGAGCTATTCAAACGTGCGATCATAGCGAAATGCGGTAGTGATGTTGAAAAGGCCACAAAGATTGCTAACGCGATGGCTAAGGCTGGGTTGACACAAGACGCTGATATGGCTGAAATGCTACTCGGTTTCATCGCACCCTACGCTGCCGAAGGTGGCTCTTTGGCGGGCGATGGTGCAGGTGGTGGTGGTATTATTAAGCAAGCTTCGCCGTATGAAGCTAAAAAGGCACTGTTTGATAAGTCTCCTGAAACATGGGGCAAAGAGTCTGATACATGGGAGAATGAAAGCGCCCAGTCAAAGAGAGCTTTAGGATATAAACAAGCAAGCTAAAAACCATAAGCGCCCGGACTATCCGGGGACCGTTGAAAGGTTATAAATGAAAAAAACTCAGGGACTCTAACCACTGGTTGGACCTGATAGACAGCCTTGAAAGTAAGGTGACTAGCGCAGTCTGTTGCGTTAGGCGGGCCCAGAAATGGACACCTCTCCGACAATTAAAAATATTAATTTAATTACGGAGTATTAATCATGGCTCAAAAAGATTTAGGTTCAAGATACAATCTTATCGATTGTCTCAAGAACGTACAGGACAATAAGTTTGTCCCGTGGGCAGAAACGCTCACAGAAGACAGTCCGTTCCTGTTCGACCTTCAGATTGAAAGTGCAACAGGCATTTTATCGAATGAAGGATCAAGGGAAGTATCGCTTCCAACACCGCAGATTATTAAAGTCGGCGATGGTCACGATTCCAGTACGGTTCGATGGGACACGTTCACAGAGAACATTAGTATCTTCAAGGATAGAGTAGCGATCCCCGAAGATGTTTATGACCTCAAACCGGACAAGATTGCTTATCGTGCAAAGATCGTTGATCGCCACATGGCAGGTTTCGGCCAGGGCGTGACAAACCATTTCTTCTATGGCACGTCTGTTGCAACGCCTGAGAAGTTTGACGGCCTGGATGTTAGGTATTCGATACCTGACGCCACCGATCCGACAAACCCATCGAGTGCAAGTGCTGATCCGTTTGTATTCGATGCCGGTGGTATTGGTTCAAACACGATGTCTGTATGGATGATCCAGCAGGAAATGGATAAGTTTTCGGGTATTGCCCCGATCAATGATCCGCAGATGGGTATTGACAAGCAGGACATGGGCAGGGTCTATGCTGACGCAGAAAACTCTAAGGAACGTCTTGAGTACCGGACGGAACTGAAATGGAAAATCGGCTTGAACATCGCCGACCAGCGTGCGGTTGCTCGTATTCGCAACATTCAAGCCAGCGTAGCAGAGCTTGACGCAAGCTTCTTACAGCTTATCTTCCAGGCGGAAGAAGAAGTCTTTAAGGGTTCTGGGCAGATTTTTGCTTATGTTCCAAAACGCATGATGACATTCCTGAAGATTATGGCAGAAGCCAAGCAGAATGTTATTTATGACACAAACAACATTTATGGTATTCCGCTGCATCGTATCGGCAATATTCTTCTCAGGTCTGAAGACGCGCTGAACATCACGGAAGCTGCCGTAGCTGCTGTCTAATCAAACATAATTCCAATGAAAGGGTACTCTTATGGGTGCACATGAAAATTTAGGCGTCTTGAGTGACGCCCAGGCAATTGCGGCGGATGATACCGCATCAACGAATACAATTGATTTGAGACAGACCTCTCCGAAAATCGGTGTTGGTCAGCATTCTCCTTATCTTTGTATTCGTACTGCGGTAGCCCCAACTGCTGTAAGTAACGATACATTGTCTATCGAACTTCAGTCTGATGCTGATGATGGTTCTGGCGATCCTGCTGGCACTTGGACTCACGTAGTATTCATGCCGTTAGTTGGTGTTAATGGCGCCGAGGTCAATCAAAGCGATGCGAGACTCGCTACTGCTGGTGCTTGGATAAATCGTATCCAGCTTCCGTATGACCTCAAGAATCCTCATATCCGGCTGATGTATAGGAATACTACCTCTGTTGGTGTATTCACGATCGACGCATGGCTTGAAGATGTTCCGGCATCCGATTTCCGCGGTGGGCAAGTATTGTTCAGCAATGTTGGCAATCCGTAAACAATAACGGCCGGGGCTTAGTCCCCGGCACTTCTTTTAAGGAGCTTTAAAATGAAAAAGTTTATCATATTAATCATGCTCTTATGTGCTGTCACGGCGTATTCCTATACTGCCGACGATTACATAAGGGGTCGAACTTATTTCGGTTCGGGCACCAAGACGCTTGACCCGATGTATCTGCACATGGTCGATGCGGCTAACGGTTTTGGCCAGCTCGGTACTGGAAAAGTGTTCTACGTTGACAGCGGTGTTACTACTGAAGGCGATGGTACTTCGTGGACGCGAGCCAGAGACACTATTGACGAAGCTATTGGGCTTTGTACTGCAAGCCGTGGGGACGTAATTTATGTCGCACAGGGACATGCCGAAACCGTGGCAAGCGCCACAGGTCTTCTATGTGATGTCGCGGGCATATCTATCATCGGTATCGGAAACGGTAGCTTGATACCTACGATTTCGCTTGGAACCGCTGACACTGCTAAAATCTCTGTCACGGCGGCTAATGTCCGGTTAAGTAACCTAAAGATTGTGTCGGCACTGGCGGACGTAGCTGAAGGCATTGACCCCACTGCGGACGCTGATGGGCTTGTGGTTGACAACTGCATCTTTACAGATGGAGGTGCAGCCTTAGAGCTCGTTATTGCGATTAATGTTACAGCCGATTGCGACAACATACGCTTGATCAACAACAGGTTTAATTCAACCGCCGCAAGCGATACGACTAATGCTATCGTTCTTGCTGGTGGTTCGGACAACTCGGTCATTTCTGGTAATACGATCTATGGAACGTACACAGCGGGGGGCGTTCTCGCATCTGCCGCGGCGTCTATAAATCTGACTGTTACTGACAATGTAATCGGTGCTATCGATGCTATTGGCTGGGACAGCCACGCTTCTACTACAGGCGTATTTGCAAGGAACTTGATTGGTGCGAATACAACGTCTATAGCGGCGGCACTTACTGGATTGGACGCTATGTTCTGCTGGGAGAACTATGTCACAGGTGCTCTTAATGCCAGTGGTATTATTATCCCTGCGATTGATGCAGACTAAAAAAAGGAGGTGGGTTCGCGCTCACCTCCATCTTTTCAAGGAGTAAAGCAATGAAAAAGTTATTAGTGATTATAATACTGGTATGCATGGTTGTTATACCCGTTCTTTATGCCAGCGTGGGCGGCAAGATGGACGCTTTGAACACCTCTCACGAGCAGACCGCTAAGGCTATTCAGGCCAGAGCTTTATTGCAGGGAGCAAGGGCCTACCTCCGGCAAGTCAACTTGCAGGTTAAAGAAATCGCTGACAGTGGGACTTTTGAGACACTTGACCCCAGCATAAAACAGGCGTTGAACTCGGCATGGATTATCACGAAACAAGCCGAAGCCGCATTGGATGCAAACGAGGAAGTAACCGAACTACTTGATTGGCGGAAATAATGAGATATTCATTTATCTTTTTGGCTCTTTGTGGAGCCGTTTTTGCAACTATCCCAACGTTAGAGGCTGACGCTGGCGCAACCACTCTGCGGATAACGGATGGAACTTCCCTTGACCCTGTTACATGGAATGATGTCTGGGCTTTTGGTGCTGGTGGCGGTGCGGGGCTTGTACCCCTTGACGGCGGCGGCACAGCAAGAGTTGACACCTTTATAACCGAGATTATCGCTGATGCGATGTATCTTATCTTAAAGGATATTGATTTTGGCGACGGCAGTACATCGACATACTTTACAAGCTTAAATGAGCAGCTTTATTTTGTAGATGACGCTTTGCCATTTATCGCTGCAAATGCTAGATTTGATATGGGTGAAGCCCTTGGCGATTGGAGTAAGAATGGTTCTTGCATGTCAATAGGCATTACGGGTGGGGCTGGACATAGTATATCAACCTCAGCTAGTGCTGTTTTTGCTACTTACGGTTCTATGATAATTCGCAGAAATGCTTCTAATTATTCGACACTTGCTCTGTCCGGTGGGACTTGGATAGCTCGAAATTTTACTTATATTGGTTTTGGTTTGGACTACATACATCTTTCGACGGGTACGGTTGATTGGGACACTGTTACAATATTAGATCCTTTTATATTCCAAATGTCTCTTACGCCGACAAATTTTAATAATATTCATGTTCATGGGGCATATACTGGGCTTTTCTCGTATCAGCCTATCACGGCAACAAATATGTTGATAACAGATGCATCGATAGAAGTACAAATGAATGTCGCTGGTAACTTAATTCTAAAAAACCCACGTTTTAATATTAACGGTTCTAAAGTAACTATCACAAACGCTAGTGGCAATATTATTGAACAATACACTTGCAACATTCACGTCAATGATAAAGATGGCGTAGACCTTGAAGGCGCTAGTGTGTTATGCGAAGACGAGGCCGATGCGGAAGTGTTTAGTGTTTCCACAGATGTCAATGGGGATATTGCCGAACAGTTAATCAACTATAAGCAGTGGGTAGGCACAGACGAAACACTGACAGACTTTAGTCCGCATGTGTTCACAATATCAAAAGCAGACCTTGTGACACTGGTGATTGACGCTGTAACTGTTGACGACCCAATATCCTTCCTGTATGAGCAATTACTAGAGTCTGCAAGCGGGGGCGGAGGCATTAGATCAAGGTATAATCCATAATAAAACCGTGTTGTGAAAAATAAACTGAATTTTAAGGAGCAAAAGCATGAAAAAATTAATTACACCAGCAATAGTATTATTACTGGTTGTGTGCGGCGCATCATTAACCCACGTAAGCCAGATAATCGGTAATGCGTTACATACGGTGCAGAACGCTTGGATTATTGCCGAGACCGAGACTTCAGCATCGACACAGACAGACGCACTTGGAGTAACCGAGCGAACCAAGAAGATAGTTGACGCTTTGATTTTAGCGAATGCGAACGAAGAGGCTCAAATATCTATCCGGGCGATCCCTCCTCACTGGAACGCTATAAGGGCAAGGGCTATCGGCATCACTGACGCTGGTACTGTAACGCACCAGATATACTTAGGTACGCTTGGCGGTGAGCTTGATTGCGAATTGTCTCACTCCGCTCAGTTAGCTTGGGTTATTGGTACTCAGCAAAGCATCTATGAGCAGATAACCTTTACGCTTGGCGGCGCTGGGACTGCATACGTCCCTCAGATCGGCGACACTGTTACTGGCAATACAAGCGGAGAAACTGCGGTCATCGTTTCTATATCAGACTTGTCTTCTGGGGCATGGGCAGATGGAGACGCCGCGGGTACGATTACATATAGATCGCCATCCGGGTTATTCACTGCCGCAGAGACAGTTTCGATATTAAGAGCCAATAGGGTTATAACCAGCGACGCATTGAAACACGCGAACTCTGTGTTTGTTGAATTTGAGTTAGCCGATACACTGGTTATTACTGCGGGTGCATGGGGTTCTACATGGACCACTACTTCGCCCGCCGACAATACCAACGCAGAGGCAGAGGTAGATGTCAAAGGGGCTGATTTTATGGTTATCGTAACATCAGCGACTTCGGTTGATAGCAAGTTACTCATTAGAGGATTCTAATTATGGCTTCTGATTTAGCAGGCATTGCCAATAATGCAGGTGGCAGGATAGGCGGGTTTGGCGACCAGTTAAGCGCAAGCGGGCAGATTACAGCTTCACAACTGACCGCTAACGCTGATCCGGTGAGCCAATGGATTAACGAGAAATACCCTATTATCCGGCGTAAGGTTATTGCTGACTTTGCTGGGATGAAAGCTCCTTTCAAGGAAACTCGTAAATTCGCAAGCCTTGGCCCTGATTTAAAGCAAAGCGATGTTGCGATTACGTCGATAACCTCCGTTGCTACTGTTGTCACCGTGACCACAAAGACGGCTCACGGCAGGATCACGGGCGATACGGGCTTTCTTGCAGAGATTGAGGGGGTTGACGTTGAAGGACAGCTAATAACTTCCCTAAACGGCACAACTCCGACTATCACAGTGCTTACCACAACCACCTTCACCCTGGACGGTGTGGCGGGCGTTGACGCGACATGGGACTACACCGCTGATACAGGGATTATTAGTTATGTCCCTGAAATCGGTGCATGGAATTACGCCTTTAAGCTGCCGAGTGACTACTTTGCTGCTGTCAGGCAAACCGACGAATCACTGGCAACTACTGGCGGCGTTAAGACTAAATACCAGTTCAAGGCCATTCTGAATCGTGACGGTGACGGGTTCCTATGGCTCACCAACGATCTTACAAACAACGACGGCGACAGTGCTTATATTGAGTATTGCATCGACCAAACAACGTTTACGCTGTTTAGCCCGGGCCTTGAAGAATCTATTGCGATGCTTTTAGCTGCTGAACTATGCCCGAATCTTGGCAGGAACCTTGAAACAAGACAACAGTTGCTTTTAGAATACAAGCAGTTGACCGTCAAAGAAGCAAAACGGAACAACCAAAGCCAGCTTGACACCACGGCTCATGTGCCGAGTAATTATCTCGGTGGCAGAACAAAAAGAATATCAGGCATATCAAGTACAACGAGGAGAAGTTCATGCAGAGATTAGTGGTAAAATTATTACTAATAATTCTATGCTCAAGCTGTTTAGCGGTTAGCCCGACGGTAAAATCGTTTAACACAGGTCAAGTGTCGCCACTCATGGAAACAAGGACGGATTTTCAGAAGTATCAGTCGTCAAACAGGACGGTTGAAAACATGCTCGTCACGGTTCATGGCCCGGCACAGCGAAGACCCGGTACGAAGTTTATCGCCGAGACTAAAGACAGTAGCAGTGTATCAAGATTAATACCCTTTGAAGCCTCGACAGATGATGCTTACCCGATTGAGTTGGGCAATATCTACGCCAGATTCTACAGGGCAGGCGGGCAGGTGCTTACTTCAGGCGGCACAGAAGATTTAACCGCTTTGGACAACATTATAGCACATTGGCTCATAAACGATAACGCCGCAAATACGCAAGTGCTTGACGATGACGGGGCTACTCATAACGGCGTAGCGAGCATTAACACAGACGTTATACATGAAGACGGTAAGGTTGGTACTGGAAGTTTCGACCTTGCCGCACAGTACGCAGTTTCAGTAGCAGACAGCGCAGACTTTACTTTTGTTGAGGGCGTTGATGGAGATTTCAGCCTCACGGGATGGGTGTATATAAAAGACACCGAAACAGAACAGGTCATAATCTCAAAGTGGGACGAAACCGCCGGAAGCACTGCAAGGGAATGGAAGCTTTTATTGGACGAAGACCTTAAACTAAAAATGGTACTCGCTGACGAGAGTTTGTTTTTAGATCAAGACTTAGTTGCTCAATGGAAAATGAATGACAGTCTTGCCACTGATGTTGTTTTAGACGCTCTTGCTGCTAATAATGGGGCGTTGACGGATGGAGGGGATAACTTCACCTCAGACCATAGCGTACCAGGGATAACAAACAATGCCCTTAGCTTTGATGGTACTAACGACATTGTTACGGTTCCAGATGCGGCCGCATTCTCGTTCTCTTCTGGCGGAGGCACTGACACAGCGTTTTCGATAAGCGCATGGGTAAACATGACCGACGCTACCAGTTTTGCTATTATAAATAAGCGGGTCAATAGTGTGTCACAAGGCGAATGGATGCTCACTACTGGAGCGGACGACAAGCTCTATTTTAATTGCACGTTGGACGATTACACTAACAGGATTGGACGTGGGTACAACACGGCGTTAGGCGAAGGGTCATGGATACACGTAGTAGCCACCTACGACGCTACAAAAGCATCGTCTGGGATAATCCTATATGTCAATGGGTCTGCTGTCGATGATATTGACGACAATGCAGGTTCGTACACGGGCATGGTTGCTGGAAGTTCTGATGTCAGAATTGGAAGGGACGTTACAACTGGATATTCAGAGGGAAAGATTGACAACGTAATTATTTTCAATAAGAAATTATCCTCTGGCGATGTCACCCTTTTATACAACGGCGGTGCAGGCACGGAGAGTTTGGATAATGGGTCTATCTCGGCATTGTCCGATGATGCACTAACCGCAGGATGGCGATATGTTGCGATGACTTATAACGGCCAAAACAACGGCGGTGCTGCTGCGGCAGATGACATGATATTATACGTGGACAGCGTTGTAGTCTCTTCTACGGCAACTAATCTGTCAACCTACTCGAAAATGGAGGACACTGCTGCTGTAGTTAGAATAGGCTCACAGGAATCTTCGGCAGGGGCAATCGAAAAGATATGGGCAGAGAGATTGGACGAGTTTGCCGTATTCGGCGATGTTTTGACGCCAACGGAAGTAGCATCTTTGTTCTCAGATACCTCAATATACGAAATAATAACACCTTTTAGCTCAGAAGAAATATCCGAAATACAATACGCACAGAGCGATGACGCAATGTATATCGTAAACGGCACGGATGTCCCACAGGTCTTAATAAGAATAGAGCATGACGAGTGGACTATTGCCGACGGTGTTTTCGAGACAGGCCCATTCCAAACTGAAAATACAGATTTATCTTTAACAATAACACCATCAGCGACTACAGGGAGCGTTACACTCACCGCGAGCAGTCTTCTTTTTGAAGTTGGTCATGTTGGGTCTATCTGGGAGATAAGCCAGCCACGAGACACTTCGGTTTTCACTGGTTCTGTGACTGACGGGGCTTTGACGGGCGCGAGCACGGCTTTCTTTAATGGGGGCTACAGCTTTACCACTGACGGAACATGGGACGCGACGGTAACACTCCAAAGAAGCACAGATGTTGGCGTTACGTGGGAAAACGCATTATCACCGCTTAATTCTACAAATTTCGACAATCCTGCCGAGACCGAAGAGACAGGGGCTATTTATAGGGTATTAATGAGCGATTGGGTTTCTGGGACTGCAAACTGGACTTTCATTATATCAGATTCTTTGAACCGCGGCATAGTTAGAATAACAGGCTTCACCTCCTCGACCGTTACTACTGCAACCGTAATCACTGATTTAGCGAATACGGACGCGACAAGCAAGTGGCGGGAGGGTTATTGGTCTGACTTTAGGGGCTGGCCTAAAACAATAGCCTTTCACCAGCAGCGATTAGTGTTTGGAGGGTCACGTTCCTTCCCGCAAGTCCTTTGGTTTGGCAAACAAGACCCGGACGATTACACAAACTTCAATGAAGGCACACTTGATACCTCGTCGTTCACAGCCGCCCTGGAAGGCCAAAACCCTATTCGGTGGTTATTGAGCCAAGAATACCTAACTATCGGCTCTAGCGGCTCGTGTGGCTTGTGGGGCGAGCGTGGCGTGAATGTTACGCCAACAAGCCCAGCCTACCAAGACCAGACTTCTCACGGATCAGCGTCTATCAGCGCAGTAATGGGCGGCGATTCGATTATCTACATTGAGCGTGGGGCAAGGAACGCCAGAGAGTTATCGTTTAGTCTTCAGGTTGACAAGTATCTCTCGCCGAATTTAAGCGTTTTATCGCCGGAAATCACCGAAAGCGGGATGAAAGAGATCGCTTTTCAGCTTCGTCCTTCGCCGATTTTATGGTGCGTCTTAAATAATGGAGATATGGCAACGCTCACTTATCAGAGCGATCAGGCTGTTGTTGCATGGTCAAAGCAGGTCACGGATGGAAACTTTGAAAGCGTAACCTCAGTTCCAAGCATCACCGGGTCAGAAGACGAGGTGTGGGTTATTGTACAAAGGACTTTCTCAGGCGTTAATTCCGGCAACCCCGTAAGATATGTCGAGCAGTTCCAGCCGAGGGATTGGGGTACTGATGACAATGACGCATGGTTCCTCGATTCAGCTTTATCTTACAACAGCACGCCCCAGACCTCATTTACCGGATTAGGTCACTTAGAGGGTGAAACAATGTCTATCTACGCGGACAGGCTTATCGAGAACCCGGAAATAGTCGTAAGTGGTTCAATAACGATCGACAACGCGGCATCGAGAGTGTTGGCTGGATTACCGTTTACATCAAAGCTTGAAACCTTCCCGATAGTTATCGACCCACAGGACGCCGCTTTCAATAAGAAAATCAAATTTGTTTGGGCTGACCTGTTTGAATCTGGCGCGTTGGAATATGGTGGCTCTTCTGCCGCGACTTTGATGACTGTCAACTTTGAAAACAGTTTGATAAACAACCCCGCCGCGACTGCACAAGACCTTTACACTTCGGCGGTATCACAGAAAAAGCTTATGTGGTTCTTTGGATCGCTAAAGAAACAAACGATATACTTGGAAACATCAGAGCCAATGCCCTTAACTGTACGCGGATTGACGCCTGATTACGACTTGACGGGAAACTAAGTGATAGAGATTAGAAAAATCCAAGATGGCGATTTAGAGCAAATTCTTGCCGATCCGTTTCAGGACTCCCTTAAGAAGTACCCTGAACTAAATGAGGATCAAAAGAGAATTGTCAATGAAACATCTTTCGCTGGCGTGCAAGATGGCGAACTACTTGGCATTGGTGGAGTTGTTGACAGGGGAGATGGCATCGGCGAGGCGTGGCTGATGTTGGTTAAAGATATTGGCAAGAGCGGGGCAAGCGGACTCATGGCTTTTCATGCGATACGTAAAAAGCTTGACGAGCTTTGCGAACCGTTCGATAAATGCCAAGCACTTATAAGGGACGATTTCCCGAAAGCTCAGGCAATGATTAAGGCTTTAGGGTTTGAGTTTGTTGAAACTTTTATTGAAAGATCGCCTGACGGCGTAGATATGCACTTATTCTTGAAAGTGTCCGATGAATAGATATAACCGATACAATAGAGAAATACCGGAAGATTGTCGTGTTGTCGAACATAATGGTCATGCGTTCATTATAGGCACTACTCCTGAAACTATGCGGCGAAGATACGACCCCTTAACGATCGCGTTAGGCGCCGCCGCAGCCGGAACAGCATTACAGGTTGCCAGTACGCTCAAAGAGGGCAAGCAGGCCGAGAAGCTGGCAGAACAACGCGCCGCTATCGACCTTCAAAACGCCGACCAGGTTAGAAAACAAGCTGTCGAGGCCGCAAGGATTGAAGCCGATAAAGGCAGGAAGGCACTAGCTACCGCTAAGTCAACCGCCGCCGCTTCAGGGATCAGGATAAACATAGGTTCCCCGCTGGTTATCGATACCGAGATAAGAAACAATATTGCTAAAGAAACTGGCTTCATTCTTGAAAGAGGTCGTGCGCATGAATTAAGCTTCAGGGATTCTGCGGCTATAAATATCGCACAAGGCAAAAACATAAGACGTAATTCTAAAACAAGTGCTATCGCACAAGGCTTATTTGGGGCCAGTTCGATTGCCTTTATGGGCATGCAAAGCGGGGCTTTTACTGGCGGGACAACCCCGGTCGCCTCACCTTCAGGCCCATCGTCTTTAAATAATCTTAACACAGGTGGCGGCTCTAGGAGATTTACAGCATGAAAAAACTAATATTGATTCTATTTATGATAATGCTCTGTAATGACTGTTTTGGGTATAGATTCAGGTATAACCCTCTTTGGACAAGAAGTAACGGCACGTTGTCACCAGCGAACCCCAGCGACAGTCTTTCGATAGGTGGGGATTTTTCCTTGCTCAACGGAAAAGATTTAAGATTTTATGACGTTGGCAACTCAAATTACGTGGGATTCAAAGCGCCTGCCCTTACCGCTAACCAGATATGGACACTTCCGATTGCCGATGGCGATCCAGGTGCAGTATTAACAACAGATGGTGCGGGAATTACAATCTGGACCGATAACGCTTCCGAAAAGACATGGGCGTTTATGAGCCGGGACGCTTCCAGTGGAACAAACTACATTGGCGGCTTCTATAAATTTGGCGCAACTGACAACGATTTTAATCCAGCGGCCACACATGGCACGGCTAACGTGGCATACGCCGCCCACTTCTTCTTAGTGCAAGCGGCGGGTGCAAGTGGCGGAACCGATACGGTGATTAGGATAACTGGGACAACTATTGACGATCAGGGAAACCGAGCAACGGCAGTTGATGTTGATTTAACAGTTGACGACGCTGGTGCGGCTGGAACGTACTACGAGACGACTCAAAAATGGCTTGGTCAAGTAACAATAACAAAGATTTCCGGCCCTGACCTTTTGTGCAACTTTGGGTTCTGCAAGTATTGGGACAATAACAATACAGATTTCAAGGTGGCTGGAATTGAGGCTACTTGGCTTGGTGCAAAGAATGACGCTAATCCCGACATTCATTTACATCACCATAAAACTACAGGCTGGACTTACAACGCAGGCGCAGAGCCTACCACACCGCCGGAGATTGCAACCATGAACGGCGACCATGTCACAGAGATACAAATCGCCACCGACCAGGAAGGCGCGTGGAAGCGTGACAATCTAGGCACGGACATCATGGGTAGTGCGGGCGAGGGAACTATAATCGAGCTAACCACAACTACTAACAGAACATACGCAATAGGCAATTTCCTTGTAAGGATAACGCCACAATAACACTAAACCACCATCAACGAGGACAGTATGGCTAAAATAGTAATACCAGAACGAACGCAGACGCCACCCAGAG